CCTTGAATGCGCCAACCATCGCTAGCCGCCGACGTTCGCACACCGTCCAGAATAAGCAGATCGATATTTGCGCCGGTTTGGGCCGCTGTTTCCAGCGCCAAAAAATCCGCATCGTCTTTATCTTTGTGAAACCGAAAATCTACCGATACTTCAATGAGGCTCGGCAACTGCAAACGATAGTTGCTGTCCCGGTTTGAGGCGTCAAATGCCGAGCTATCTAGGTTTACTGTGACCTCAATCACTGGGTTTACCTGAGCCCATGTCGGGCTCGCATACGTCGCTGTATTGCGGTAGACATAGCCACCGCGGCCGCTCATTACTGCCATGTTTTATTTCTCCTACTTATTAAATGCTTTTGCAAAAAGGTCGGGCAATTTGTTTTCTGTTTTTTCGTATGCCGGTTGCATGTACGGCCTCGCCTCTAGCTCTACTTGCATACTGCGGACTCGGCCGCGGCTAAATGTTTTTCGCGTTACGACGCCACCAAACTCTAGCGCTCGCGGCGCGTCATACTGCGGACCAAAACTTGCCGGCCCAACTGTCACAGCCACCGGCTCCTGGCGATCGACAATGAAAAACAAATATTTTTTCAGTCGCCCGTCGACGACCCGCGGCGGTTTACCTGGCGGGCTAGGCTTTTTGCGCCGCCGCATGGATGATCTAGCATCACGGCGAATAAAAGCCCCGGCCTGGCTAACGTAGCGTATCTTGGCGCGCTCAATCGGCGTCAGTACTTCCTGCTCACGAAAAATGATTTTCGCCTGCTTAATGTTTACGTTAATCATGTGTCTTTTTCAAATCCGCAATTTCAGACCACAGCTTGCGCCGGTCTTCCTCGCAATCATTGGCTAGCTTTTCAAATCGTCGCCACAGTACCGTTATCGCCGCCGACATAGCGGCCATACCTGCGGTCATAGCGCCCATTACAACCGTTGGTTCCATTGCTACTTTCTCCACCATCGCAAACGCGTAAACAATCGGGGTGGACGCTGTACCTGCGCCGATCGCTGCACCTCGATAGATCGCTGGACAACTGCCGGCCGGCGTACGGTTGGTGCGTCAGCCGATTCCCTTGCGACTGTTGCCGGCCGGCAATTTCCGTTGATACATACTGGATCTTGGGCTAGCACCATCGCCAAAATAAACGCGTTCATTGAATCACCGATTCCTTGATAAAATCAATACTACGGGGTTTTACTTCGCTCATATCGCTGAGCCCCACAAAATAGGTAAATCGATCCTGAAGCATCTGCCTAACTGCGTCCGGCGTCACATACGCCCAGCCCTTCATTCCCCAGCGATGCGAATGGCTGTTATGGATTAGGTAATAATAGCCTTGGGCTGTCGCTCGGCCGACTGCTGCGTCTGGCACATAGCCGCCGATAACGACTGCATGACCGCCGCCACCTGGCGCAAAACGGCTAATGATACCTTGGCTGTTTGGGGTCATCGCGGGCCCCCAAGCAATGCCAATGTTTATTAGTCCCGCTGCGCTGGCGAGAAATGTTTTTGCGTCGGCCTCCTGCTCGATCCATGTTGAACTGCGAATCTTGTACGGCGCCGCTGCGGCCCACAAATTGTCCGGTATAGCCTTATAGCCACCGCGCGGGTAAACGACAGGTCGCGGGTATGGATACTGCGCCTCTGGGCAGATGCCATATTCCATGGCCAGTCTTGCGCCGCCATGTAGCGTGCTGCCCGAGTCGCCGACAATGCCGCTCATTTTTTGTGATCCGAGGTAGGCAAATAAACGGCTTAGCTGTAGGTATTGTCCCTGCGTAGCAATGTAGTGGCACCATTCTAGGCAGGTCGAGAGGCTATGCCCCTGGCAGCTGCCCATGTTTCCCTGATCCTCGGTAATGACGATGGGCCTGGGGTCTACCCGCTCGGGCTCATTAAATTCGCCACTTTTTAGTAGCATGGGCTGGCACATACCGGCCAGGTCATCGCGGTTTTCCAGGTCGATTCGATAGCCAAAATTTTCGATCATGGCGCACCTCGAAATTGATTCGCCAGATTCCTGAGCGCTGTTGCGTCGCTTTTCTTCAGCTCGCCATCGCTGATGTTGCTTTCCATGTAATTGTCGATCGTCGCGGCCGCTTCTTTTCTGGCTGATTCTGTCCTCGGCTTCAAAAACTCAAGCAATTCCGCATCTGTTTTCACGCCGCCCTGCTCGACAGCTGCGGCCGCTTCGCTGAATGCGCCATGCAAGCCGATCGCGTACTGCCGCAAAAATTCATCTGCCGTATTGCGATCGCGCGGGCTAACGGTTGCGCAGCCGATGACTGCCGCACAAACGCAGATCAAGAAACACCCAACGTCAAACAGCAATTGCTTACGCTTCATCGGCTTTTGCCTTATCGATGACTTGCGATACGATTGCCAAAACAACAGCTTTAACTGCGGCATCGATTTGAGGTTCGACGATAAAGTTTGGTACCCCTGGTATATCCAGTGGCGCAATGTATTCATCGTACAGCTTGTTAATCAAATCCAGTACCGCTTCTTTGTCGAGCCCTGCAATGAGCGCCCGTAGGAAATCGAGCCGCTGTAATAGCATATCGATGAGCCCAAACCGGGTTAGTACGCCGCCGCTGCGGGCCGCGGTCAAAACGGAAATAATGGATTGCTCTAGTTCGTTCATAACTGTCTGTAGCTCACTCTTGCAATAGAAGCAAATTGCGACACGTTGCGCCACCTGTCCTCGCTGATCGGCGTTGACCACTCCACCTCGATTGTCCTATAACCCTCGGGCCAATCTTCCATCAGCATTTCTATAATGCGTTCCATGTCCCCTAGATATTCACTCGCCAGATCATCCCATTTTGCTGTGTCGGTATCGAGCGGCGCAAAAAACGCAACAAACAAATCCAATGTTTTTGGTGTAGAACTTCTGTTTAAAAACTCGATTGCTGCCCCTGCTGGAACAACCAATATTTTTGGTGCTGTTAGGTCAGCTCGTTCCAGAGTAGGGATATTGCCAACGATGGTTTCAAATCCAGTCAGCGCATTGATTTGTGTTTTGACTTTTTCACGCAAATCAAACCATGCGCTCATATTGTCCCGCTGCCTGTTTCTACCGTGTGTATCCGAAATGTTTTGTTTTGCCGGTCATGATAGCGCCAAACATTTTCGCCGCCGATCTGCACGACGGTAAATACAATGGCACTTGTTCCGGTTCCCGCTTGGATTCGATCGCCGGCTTCGGGCTTACTGTTTGCTCCGAAACCGGCCACCAAATCGGCCACGTCAATTAACCAGTCCACCTGCCGACCAGCCATCAAAACCCCGTCCCCCTGATCTGTTTCAAATCGGGTTTCAGCTTTGGTAGCTGTTAGGCTATAGGTTGCGCCGTCTTGCGAATAAACGACTGTTTGACTGAGGTAAGTTTTTCGCTGACCTCGCAACCACTCTGCCGCGTCGGCTAGTAGATCGCTCACGCTTCGCCCTTGCTCTTGACGCCCGCTCGTTTTTCCATCAGGTTCACGCCGAAATCGTGATAACCTCGCATCGAAATCCCGAGCAAATCAAAATCGGCATCGCTGCTTTCCACCGTTGGCGTTTGTACGCCATTCAAAAATACTACCTGGATCGTTGCCAAATCCGCTGGATCAGCAAGCAGATACCAAATCTTTGCGCCATAACCAGTGTATGCGCTGTTGCTCAAATATGGGGTTGAAACCGGAATAAACCGATTTGCGAATACGTTAGCATTTGGTACTCGCTCGGTCGTTGCTGCGCCGCCCGTATTGTTGTTCGTGCTGACAAACAATTCTCGGGCAATACTGTCCAGTTCCGGCGGAACTAGCAGATACCGTGGCATGATGCCCAGCGGTTCGCCGTTAGGGTCTGTTTGCTTCATGAATTTTTCTACGCCCTGACGCAAACCTTCGCTAGAAAGATTAGTAGTGGCGCCTGTGATGTAGTTGTTATTTCCAGCGGCGAAGAAACTGCTGTTATCCATGAACTCGGTCCAGAAAACTTTGTTCAGCTTCGTTGCAGCTCCGCGGCCCAGTCGCTGGCGAACTCGATCAAACGCTCCCATGTCGTCGTTGATAATGTCGCGGCGATCAATCCCCATAAACTTGGCGTAGGTTTCGGCCTGGTTTGAGTACTCCTCTTCGCCAAGCGTACCGTGTTTGATGCGCTCGCCGCGGCCAAGTAATTCGTAATCGAGATTACCAACCAGCGAGTAGGATTTCATCTGCTTAAAATCGCTAACCGGGCTGATCAAGGAAATAGATCGCCAAGCAGAATCGACTGCATTGAAGGCGTCCATAATCATCTTGTTCGCGACGTTGGACAGGATGCCCGATACGTCATAGGTCGATACACCGCTTGCGGCTTCGACTGGCGCAAACGCTGCCCGCAGTAGGCCGCGTACATCTTTGTTGCTCTCACCTGCCCAGCCGTTGCGGCGGGCACAGATACGCAAAAATTCCGTAATACTTAGTCCGCGTTTCCACTCATCGCGGGCAGCTTCCAAAACTTCCGGCTTGTAGTGCTTTTCCGAATCAAAACTTGCGCCCATAGCTAGGGCTAAACCCGCTTCCAAGATTTGCGGCGAGGCGACTTTGCGCTTTTGGGTTGCGCCGAGCGTAACGCGGTTTTGCCTGAGCAATTGCAATTCAAATTCCTGAGGGGTCGCTTTGGTTTCGATCGCTCGCCGCGCTTCGGCCTCAATTCTGGTCACATCGTAGCCGTTATCGATCGCTCGCTCGGCAATGACAGCGATCGCCTTTTGTCGGCTTTGTTCTAGTTTGGCCTTTTCAAAAACGGCCTGGATCTCTGCGCCCGCTTCAACTGTGTTTTCGTCCATCGTACCCTGCTCCTGAAATTCTGCGGCCACTGCCGCGCTAGTCGAGCGGTCGGCCCCCAATGTTACCAAACTCACTTCATACAACTCGCCGCCACGCACAACGTATGCGGGGCCGTTGACTTTTTGCCCGTTGACTGTGGCCGCTTCACCGTCAGCAATAAACTGCGGTTTGGCGACAACGTCTACACCTACTGATGCCTGCCACGGAAAGCCGCCTTTTGCCAGGTCAATGACTTGCTCGGCATCTTGATTACTTGCTGAAATAACGCCTGAAATATCGAGGCGATTTGGCCCTGTTATTGTCGGCACACCGTGCCCAACAATTCGCTCGCTGTCATGGCTACGCAGTAGCGGTATAGTTCGCGGCGTCTGCAACGTTTCCAGGTCCACGACAACAGGATGGCGGTAGGCGCCGACGCGAACCGGCCCGCCGTTATACGCGTTAATTGCCACGGTAGGCCGCGATGGTTGTTCGCCCTCGGGACTGGTCGCCATTTCTATGCTGGCAGATGCGGCCAATGATAACTTACTCATTTTCGATTTGGTCCTCTATGTCGTCCTCTAGCTGTTCCTCTGGCGACTCCTCTAAATCCTCGGTTTCGTCGGGCTCCGGGTTCATCGCTGCGGGCTGTGGTGCGGCTTGCTGGGGGGTTAATCCTAGCTCCCGCATCAACTGCAATTCGCGGGCTCGCTGCCGCAGCTCATCTTCCCAATCCTGACCGCGGCGGGCATACTCTCGGGCTAGTGTGGTTGTATGATTTGTTAGCTCAATAGCTTGCCCGTTTGCCTCTTTTGCGCGGTCTACATGCTCGGCTTCTGTCCACCGCCAGAGCGGCGCCCAGTCCTGTACTGTTTCCACAAATGCGGCCGGCAAAAATCCTGGTATCAACAGCGCTTCATCCAGCCAATCCCGCCATAGCGGATCGAGCATTTGACGTTCGTAAATCAATACTCGCTCTGCGTTGCGGGTTCGCCAGAATGCTTGTAGGTCCAGCCGGCCCGAGGCGTAGTTGTATTTGGACGCATCAATTGCCAAAACTGCGGGCATGTCCACACATCGCGCGGCCTCACGAATCATCGACGTCACAAACTGCTCAAAAGTCGCGTTGGGATGTTCTGCTTTGAATTGGGATAACTTCGCGCCGGCCGGTAATGTCACCATAGCCCCGCGCTCAATTTCCATTCTCTCCCACGGCTCAGCTTGGTCCTCATCGTCGCTGCCGGCCATCTGCTCTAATACGGCGGCATGGTCCGCGGCTGTTTCGGCTGCCGTAAGTGTCGCCAGTACAAACCGGCGCAGCTGTGCGAAAATACCGAGGGAAGGCGTCAGCCATGGAATCCCACGCAACTGGCCTGGCCTGTCCGCTCGGTAAAGATGGTAAACGTCACGGGCGCTAATGCGCTGAGCGCTCTGGAACGGCGCAAATAAATCGCCTGGGTGATATGGCAAAAGATAGTATGCCATGATTTCGCCGTTGGCATCCAGTTCGGTTGCTGACTCATCGACGCCCAGCTGGGCAATGACGCTGTCGGTTTCAAACTGATCGGCTTCTATTAGTCGAACATTCAAACGTACCGGCGATCGCCAAAACGGGTTTAGGCTCGTAAATTTGGTGAAAAACGCTTCGCCATCCTGCGGTACAGCGATCGCGGCCGTTGATAGCTTGGTCGGAATATCGGCTTCGGTCCACCAGGCGTAGAAAAGCCGCTGCACTTGGCTAGCTACGGCGCTTACTTCTTCGCGGTCTAGCTCCGCCCCAAGATAAGTTAGGCCAGGCGTCGGACCCGATCCAATCGTGTAGCTCGCCAGCGTTGATATGATCCCTCGGGCATAACTGTTATTTGCGATTTCGTAGCGGCTACGTTTTCTGAGTCGCCGGCGTACGTCTGCACTATTGGCGCTGCGGGCAGATAGATCGTCGGCCGCTGCCCAGTGCCTTTGATTATCATACGTCGTTTGCGCGGCGTCGTATTTCGCTTTAACCCGCACCACCCGAGTTTGCTTTTTCGTCTGGCCGCTAAAAGGATTCCACCACGCCATCAGCCGGCCCCCGGTGGGACAATCTTGGTGTAACGCAGTCCGCGGTTTTTGCGGCGGGCGGCCTTTTTGGCCTGTAGATATTTATCGGCCTCAATCAATTCAGAAATCGATCGCTGGGTTACGGTCACACCGTCTACGCTTGCCGACTGTGGATTTTCGGCCGCGGTTTCAATCGTCGCTTCAAGGTCAGATGGGTTGCTCATGCTTCCATGGTTGCAACCTAGTAGCGATCAATTCAACTATCTTTAGGCTTATCTTTGCGCTTGCGTCCAGTACTGGACAAATTGCCTAAAATTTTTTCTGTCGTCAAAACGCGCTGGCCACAATGGCGGCAGATCCTGACGCGGCTTTTTGTCTCGCCTCGGTTGCGGGTCGTCCATGCCCGCAGATCCGCACAGCCGCACTTTGGACAGCGTAGTCCGGCGCTCATCGTGATTCACGCTTGGCGTTTTGCTGCTCTCGCCAGGATACTCGGCGCCGAGGCGGCTTAACTAACTGGCCTGGCAGTTCGCCTCCTAGAAAACTTGCTGCTACGCAGGAGCCAACGAGACAGTCAAACCATTCATTGTCGCGGTTTGGCCTGGCGGTCCACTCCATGATACGGCGGCCAGTGCTTTCGCTGCTTTGGTCCTGGGCGAACTCGGCGGATAAATGATCGGCTAGCATCACATGCGTTTCGGGCCGGTCACCAAAAAAAGAAATGCTGCTGTCGTCGATGTCGCTCTGAACACGATGGGCAACAATGGTTTTCCAGTAGTTCACGTCCGTAACGAAATGCCTAGCCGCTCGCTTGCCCAGCTGCTGGCGCCAGCCTGGGCCTGTCTTGTCTCCTGGGTTTGGTTTCCACTGCTCGATCGGCGTTGTGGTTGCCGATAAATACCGGCCATGATGCGGATAAACTTTCCCCGTCTCACTGGACCTCGCCAGCTGATAGATGACCTCCGTTGATACCGACCAGTTGGCGTCAATCAGCAAACAATCAATGACCTTTGTACCGCGGGTTTGATAGTTAAATACCTTATGCAAAATCTTGGGCGTCAAATCGTCAAACGCCTGGGCTAGACCGTGCTGAATTGTCGCTGCGCCGTATACGTCCGTAATGCTTTTGCGAATGTCAGTTTTCTTGTAGTACGCTCGGCCTTGGTCGGGCCAGGAGCCGTAATCAATTACCGCGCCTCGCAGCTGCCGATTCCAAGCGGCGATCAAAAAGAATAGCGCGTCTTGCTGCACATCGATAAACGCTGTGACGTAGTCGGCCCAGTCGGGCACAATACCGCGCGGAAGATTGTTTAGCCGGTCACCGATCGCGCTAGTTCTAATTTCATAGACGTTGTCTAGCTCCTGGCGCCGAGGCGTATTTTGATACTCGCTTAAAAACGCGTCCTCATCTTTCGCCCATAGATCCATCGCATATTGAATTGCGCTGACTTGGTCCGGTTCGAATCGATGTTGCCACGCAACTCGGCAACCTGCGTCGGCAATGTCCCGATGCTGGGTATAATATTCATTCAGCTCGGATAGCGGCCTCTCAAATCGTATAAGCTCATTGCGCTTATCGCGGTAGCCTTTCCACCAATCTAAATTTGTCGGCATTTCATAAACCAGCTTCATCAGGTCGCCGCGCCAATCGGGCATGCGCTGGCGATCCAGCAAACGCGCTGCTAGATCATCTTCCTGAATCACGGTGACAGCAGCAAATGCGGCTAGTCTTTTCTTTGCCCCGCCGAGCCCCAAAACTGCTCTGGAAATAGTTTGTTCGCGCTGACTGGTACTATGTGCCGACTTTGCGCTGCGCTCGGTCTGCGGGTCGTCTAGTAGGACCAGCTCGGGCCTAATCGTCGTACCGTCGGGCAGCTTATCACTTAGCCCGCGGATCGCCCCGGTAATCGATCGGCAATACAGCCGCGCGCAGCTACACGGCGACCCAGCAATATTTGGAAATACAATCTCTTCGCGCGTCCACCTGATACGCGTTAATTCATTGTCAAGCGTTTGCGCATTGGCCCTATTGTTGACGCCTTCCAGCTTTCTAATCGGGTGACATGCTTCAGGGAAATCTTCGCCAATCAGTTCATCGGATTCGATTGTGATTTTTACGTTGCTTGCAATTTTTACCGAGTCGGCTTTTGTCGCGGCGATCACAACAACAAACTTCCTGTGACCATAGAGAATAGCCCACAGCGTCGCGCCTGTGATCATGGTAGTTTTGCCCTGCCGGCGGGGCATTGCTAGCGCGTATTGACCGCCGTTTAGGATTACATCCTCCATTACACTAATCGCTCGCAAATGATCCTCGCTCCATGGCAGGTTGAACGTTTCGGCTTGGTAGGTTTCAAGAAATAATCTTAGCGATCGCGCGCACATCTCCCGCCGCTCTGGATTAACGATTTCGGGCAGGGGCCCAATTTCGCGGGCTGACTTCGCTTTTTCGGCGGCCTTCGCGGCCATATTGATCTTGTGCTGCTGATACCAGGCGCTTGCTTTGTCAATCATTGATTAGCTCCACGGAAACAATCAGCGACCCGCCCGCAGTAACGCTATGCCGGACAACGTGCAGATCCACAATTTGGGAATCGTCCACCAGTACACCCGCCTTTGTGATTGAATCCAGGGGTGCTTTCAAAATATTGTCGATGTCGCGCGTTCGCCTATCTGGCGGGTATGCTTCGATCATCACTTTCACCTTACCAACGATCGGCGTCGGTTTGCCGGCGTACACTTCCCACACTGCGGCCAAAACGTCTGCCTGGTACTGGTAGCCGCGCCGGCTCAAAAACCTGCGGTTGCCTCGGCTGTACCAGTAGTGATTCACGCTTGGCGGCCACGGCAGAATGAAAATACGCTTGCGGACTAACCCATTTCGCTTGCGCATTTGGCGCACCATTCCTTCCACTGGGCATCGGTCATTGCGCCAGCCTTATGTTCCTCTAGCCGGGTTAAAATCTTAGCGTACGCATCGTTCATTGACTTATCAAACTTCAGTGGCGTGTATTGCTTCCTGTCCGCCTGCGCCAATGTTTTTTCGTTTTGGGCCCAGCGGTCACGCTCGGCTTGTATATCGCGGGCAGCTGCGGCCAACTTGTAAATCGTTTGTTCGCGCTCAAATCCAGCCGGCGGTTTTGCTTTTCCGCTGGTCCAGTCGTCTAGCACCTGCAAGCAGTCGATATAGTTGACCTCCGCTAATGCTTTGCTCCAAATCGCATACGTTTGATCGCGCGTTGGTAGCTCTTGATACCATGTCCGAAATGTCGGGAAATAGGCGAATATTGCATTAAACAATTTTCCTTGCTCGACTGAGTTCATCACACCACCTTCTTTCCGCACGGGCTACCGTCGAGCCATTCGCATTGTTTAAAAAACGCACCTTCACGCCAGGGGCCAATAGATATGTCATTTTCATTGTGACGAGTCACGTAGTTCACCATGAACTCGCAATTGTCGCCCTTCCGTCGATACCACCGTCCCCGCAACTCATCGCGGTCGTCCCAAGTGTATGGCACGTACTGCGTAGCAATGCGGCGACGATATGCAAACTTTCCCTGCTTGCCGCCAAAATGTTTTGACGCGCCAGATTTCAACCATACATTGTTGGCGGGTGAGCAAAACTCATCGCCTTCCTCGACATCTTCATGAGAATGTAGCAACCTCCAGCCTTCGCCTGGGTCGGGTTTGTCGGTGACTTCTTGCCAGTCGTTTTCATCTTTGTGGATGTATCTGCAATAATTTCTATTACTCAAGCACCATGCTGTCCCTTCGTAATCAAAAAACTTTACTTCGACGATATCACGCCCGTCTGTATACTTCTTGCCGACTTCAAGCTTCATATAACAACCCTTTAAACTTAATTATTAGCGATAATGTGCAGACCAATAAACTTTGCCACTTCGCCCGATAGCAAACGCCCTGGCTACTAGCCGATACCGATTCGTCGTACAATGATTCGGCCTTGCAGTCGAATTGCTTGAGCCTACACCGGCAAATCGGCAGCCCGGCGCGATCCCTAAAAAATGCCCAACACGCTCGCGGTCGGCTTGGATCTGTGCTTCACGTTTAGCGAATGCGTATGCTGCCGAGTCGCTGTTGACTTCCTGTGCGATCGCAGCTGCGGCGAGTAGCAGCCATAAACCAAAAACTTTTGCAATCATACAACCTCTCCTAATACCTGCCTTGAAACACGCTCGTGCATCCGAGCAAACTCCTCATCAAATGAATCCTGTTTGTCTCTGGCCTCGGGCTCTTTAAGGCCCTGCCAGCCCTTGGCGATGGTGTATTCGATCGCAGCTACAGCCCGGTCCACGCCCCACAGGTCAAACTGTTTCAGTTGCTGCTCGGCCGAGGTCGGCGTAATCGGCTTCTTGATTTCCTGGCGATGCTGAATCCAGCGGGCCCAGGCGCGGTAGAAGTGCTGCGGGTTGCCGATCTTTAGTGACTCTGGGATGTCGGCTAACGAAAATTGATAGGCCGCCTTTCTCCCGCGTTTGCCCCCTGGGGGGCTATGGGGGGTATTAAACGAATCTGAAACCGAATCTGAAACCGAATCAGAAACCCCCGTGTTTTGCTTGCCAGTTTGCTTAGCGTTTTGCTTGCGGTTTGCTTGAAGTTTGCTTCCACCTTTGCTACCTGCTTCTGCGCGAGCGCTTGATAAACTCGATAATCTGGCTAATCTGCGAGAATACAAAACGCCATTCTCATCCCTCGATAGTACGCCTTTTACTACCAATTCCAGTATGGCGTCAACCTTTTGCTGCTGCGTTCCACCACCGATCGACATTGCGATTTCTTCGTCCGTAATTGCATTACCGTTAGGCCAAACTAAATAGCCCTGCCGTTTTGATTCAAACATGTAGCAAAGCAAATCGACAAGCAAACCTCTAGCAAAAATCGAGCAAAATCTTAGCTCTGGATCCTTCAACCAGTCGCCTGTAAAAAACCAAAATCCTGGCGCTTTTCCCATACGTCACCCAATAAAAAACCGCCTGCCTGGGCTAGCAGACCCAAACAGACGGTTCAATGCGGTTTCCCGCGTTTACGATTAGTAGCTTGCTGCTAGTCAAGCTAAATCCGTTTTAGCATCTTTGCCGGCCTCTGGCAAATCTATCAATTCCTCACGCACCACTTTGACCTCCGGCGGGGCCACCACACCTAACCAAACTCGATTACCCTCGATCCTGGCAAT